GGCATGGGGCTTACTGGGTCCAACGACGGAGCGCCCGGCCTTGCTCGACTTGATGGCAGCGGCCAACGACGGCAAGGCCCTGTGGCGCCTGCTAGAGGCCGCCCACGCTGCCATGGCACGCTACGAGGCAGCCTGCAACGCCGAAGGGACGGCGCCCGACTGGAGCGTGTGGCGATGAGTCGATTGATCTCGATGAGGACAAGCTCACATGGATGGCCATTGACATTTCACCGGACAGAAAACACGCGGCATTGGTTGCAGCTCAAAAGCTTGGCTCGGAGTCATTTGTCGTGAAGCTGTTGCATACATGGGAAAACACAATCCAGCTTGATGATCGGGCAATTGCCAATGATGCTGCCTCGTATTGCCGCAAATACCCAATTGAGTATTTGTTGTACTCACGGCGCACATCCGGAGCTGTTGCAGCGCGTATGCAGCCGGCCGGTATCCCAATCCATGACATGGACGGCGATTATCCTCAAGCTTGTGATGAGCTTTTGGGTGCAATCAATTCGGGTCGGTTAAAACACCGAAATCAATCATCGCTGACAGAGCAAATCCTTTCAGCTGTGCAATTGCGCCGTGGTGATGGTGGATGGGTTATTGGAAGGCGTGCCAGCGGCACAGCTGTTTGTGCAGCCGTAGCAGCCGCGCTCGCCACACACTTTGCGACACGCCCAGAAACCGAAATCGACATTTTAGTGGGTTGATGCTTGACATTTTGAGAAAATCCTCTCATGGGATTATTCGATCGAAAGCGCACCATTGAAACTGTCGCGATTCAGCGCGGTGCTGATGTAGCTGCACAAATTGGGCCAGCTCCAACGCTGGATGCATTTTTCCCATTTGGTGGAGCTGATTACATTGCAAGCCGCGAGGAAGCTATGTCCGTGCCAGCAATCGCACGCGCGAGAAACATGATCTGCAATTCAATTGCCACAATTCCCATGATTACTCGTGACAAAACGACAGGCCAGATTGTTGATCAACCTGTTGTAATTTCTGATCCGGACAAGCGGGTACCAGGAGCAGCCTCATGGGTGTGGGCGTGTGAGGATTTGTTATTTACGGGATTCAGCTATTTCCAGATCATTGATTTGTTCGCTGATACAGGCCGCGTGCGCCAAATGTGGCGCGTTGCTCCAAATCGTGTTGGCGTTTTCTTAAATTCAATCGGCACGCAAATTGAGTATTACACAGTCGATGGATCTCGTGTGCCAATGTCTGGTGTCGGATCACTCGTGGTGTTTTATGGCAACGATGAAGGATTATTGAATCGCGCTGGTCGCACAATTCGTGCTGGTGCAGAGCTTGAGAGAGCAGCTGCAATGTACGCAAAAGAGCCTGTGCCATCGATGGTTTTGAAATCAAATGGAACAGCGTTGCCAGCTGATCGAATTGCAAAATTGCTTGATGCATGGGGCGCAGCTCGTAGAAATCGCGGCACAGCGTTTCTCAATGCTGATGTTGAATTAACAACAGTTGGATTTTCTCCAGAGCAAATCGGCCTCAATGCTGCACGCGAAATTATTGCCACCGAACTAGCACGTGCCGTGGGTATTCCGGCCTACTTTATTGATGCGCCGACTGGATCATCCATGACCTATGCAAACGCCCAAACGGCGCGTCAAACTTTGTTGGACTTTTCGCTTTTGCCGCTGATGAATTCCATCTCCAGCCGTTTATCAATGCCAGATTTTACGCCATCAACACAGCGCGTGGAATTTGATCTCAAGGCGTATTTGCGCGGATCAGAAAAAGAGCGTGCAGAGATTTACAAGATTTTATTTGAAATCGGTGCAATCACTACTGATGAAATTCGACAAATGGAGGACATGATCTCATGAAGCTGACAACACCAATGCAAATCACGGCAGCTGATTCAAACGAACGCACAATCAGCGGTCGCATTGTTGCTTTCAATGAGCACGCAAATGCATCAACAGGCAAAGTCGTTTTTGCTCGCGGATCAATTCAGCCACAAGATGTTTTTTTGAACCTTGAGCATGACAACACACGCAGAATTGGCAAGAGCATTGCAATGAGTGTGAACGACAAAGAAATGACAGCAACATTTAAGATTGCTAACACAACAGCCGGAACAGATGCATTGACAGAGGCGATGGAAGGCCTACGCGATGGATTCTCAATTGAGTTGGCTGTGGACAATTATGAAATGCAAAAAGACGGCACAATGAAGGTCATCAATGGCCAGCTCACAGCCGTTGCATTGGTTACAGAACCGGCTGTGCGATCAGCTCGTGTCTCAGAGGTAGCCGCATCAGAGGATTCTGAAACTCACGAAGTATCAGATACAACAAACCCAAATGAAGGAGACAAAGTGGAAAACACTACCGAACAAGTCACCGCTCCTGCCGTTGAACCGGTAGCAGCTCCAGAAGTCGCCGCACCAGTACAGGCATCGCGCCCGGCTTATTACACAGCACCACGCTCACCAATTGTGGACAAGGTTTCATACCTTGAGCACTACCTCAAGGCAAGCATTTTGCATGATGAGGATTCACGCCAGTATGTAAAGGCAGCGGATAACACAACCTCAACAGCTCCGGGCATGGTGCCAACACCACAGAGCACACAGGTTGTCAATGCGCTTGCAAATGCAGATCGCGGAACAATCGATGGAATCAGCCGTGAAACTCTAGTGAGCGAAGGCATGACATTTGAAATTCCTCGTGTCACAGCTGTGCCAACTGTTCTGCCGATTGCAGAAAATGGAGCAATCACAGAATCATCACTTTCAGCTACATACCTTTCTGTATCTGTTCAGCCTTTCAAAGGTCGCGCAATTTCAACTGTTGAATTGATCGATCGCAGCCGTCCAGAATACTTGACAGCATTGCTTCAGAATCTTGAATTTGCTTATGCAAAAGAGACAGATGAGTATGCATTGGCAGCAATGCAAGCGGCAGTCACTACCACAACAGCACAGGCAGCAAATTCAGCAACCGGATTCCTTGGATACACATCTCAGGCAGCTTCCGCTGTTTATCAGAATTCACTTGGATTTGCTCGCTCATTAATCGTTTCTCCAACACAATGGGGAAACATCATGGGTTACAACGACAACGGCACACCACTTTACAACGCAGCACAGCCATCAAATCAGGCTGGCGATGTTCGCGGTGACAGATTGCAAGGCCGAGTCTCACCGGGTCTGAATCTTTATGTTTCACGCTCATTTGGTAACGCTGGAACAACAACAGCCGACGGCGATTCTTCAATGGTAGTTGTGAACCCAGATTCATACACATGGTATGAATCTCCACGCTTTACGCTACGCACAAACATCAACAGCGATGGAACAATTGACATCCTTTACTACGGCTATGGCGCACTAGCTGCCAAGGTGCCAAATGGTGCACAGTTCAACAACCTCGCTTAATTAACAATCAATCATCGACGGCGGTCGCTCCCGAACGCTGTTGATACGAAAGGAACCGAGATGCCAGCAATTGTCACAGCCTCACAGCTGAGGTCTATTCTTGGTGTCTCGGTTTCTTTGTATTCGGATGCACAGCTCGACTCATTTATTGATTCAGCTGAACAAACGATTTTGCCTTTACTTACGCAATACCAATCATCGGTGACTTTTGCCAATGTGAGTGATTCCGTCATTTATTTCACCACAATGCGGCCAAATTATTTTGTGCCGGGTCAATCTGTTGTTGTTACCGGGGCCGGAGCTTACAGCGCGACTTACACAGTCACCGATGATCGGATTGAGCCTTACCTTTTCACAGCTGCAACAGCGGCAGCTGATCGAACCTATCCATTGCCGTTTATTCCAGCGGCAACAGCAACATTGAGTGGTGGATCGGCAGCGGCTTTGTACGCATCTACACCACCAATTGAAAATGCAATCTTGGTTGTGGCGGTTGAAATTTTCCAGAGCATTACAGCTCCCGGCAACCAAATCATGTCAGATAATTTTCAGCCGGCACCATTTGTGCTCGGCCGCAGCTTGACCAATAGAGTGATTGGCCTCTTAGGCCCGTTTATTGATGTTGAAACGATGTGCCAATGAGCATTGAATCAGCGATCCGCACACCTCTCAAAAACTCACTTTCATCCATTGCCGCCAATGTGTACAACGGCATCCCAGAGACGATGACTAGCCCATCAATTTGCTTGATCCCGGGGGCACCTTATTTGGAAAGCGTTTTGATTGGAAAGAACACAACAAAGGTCAAGGTCAATCTGACTGTGACTGGCGTTGTCACTTATGCTAACAATGCCGCAGCTTTAGACAATCTCGAAACATTGATGATTTCAATCATTGCAGCAATGCCAAATGGTTACGAAGTCGGAAATGTAAATCAACCTCAACCTTTGGAAGTCGGTGCCGGTAAGTACCTCACGGCCGATCTCCAAGTATCCACATACTACAACCAATAGGAGAAAACATGGCCACAACAATCATCACCGGCAGAAATGTGAGCTTCAGCATCGATGGGGATACTTTTGATGCACAAGCAACATCTGCAATCCTTACTGTTGATTCAACGATCAACACATACCAGACACTCGATGGCAAGGCGTATTACACAACCGACACTCAAGGCACATTTGCTGTTGAGATGTTGGCTGATTGGGGAGTAGCTTCATCGCTTTGCGAGATGCTTTGGAATTCAGCTGAGACAAACCCAAACACACCTTTGGCGGTAATCCTAGAAGCTGAAACCGGCACAACTTTCAACTTTACTGTTCAGCCGATTTTCCCATCAGCTGGAGGCACAGCACCAGATGCACAGACTGTCTCAATGAGCTTTACCTGTGTGACAACACCTACATTGGCATAGTGAGAGGAAATCGGGAGCATGAAACTACCAATCACAATTGAATTTGCTACTGGTGAGAGCGCGACCTATACCGCGCTCCCACCGGAGTGGATGAAGTGGGAGAACAAAACTGGAAACACAATCCAGCAAGTTTCCGAGAAATTGGGAATTGCTGATTTGATGTTTTTGGCTTATCACGCCATGAAGCGCGAGGCAGCTGGAAAGCCTGTTAAGCCTTTTGAGGTGTGGTGTGAGACTGTTGCTGACATAAGCATGGGAGAAACCGAAAACCCAAAAGCTACGAATCCGGATCAATAAACCGGATTATTTGGGAACTGGCTATCGACACAGGATTGTCACCATCAGAGTTTCAAACACCGGAGGACATTTTAACCGCTTTTGAGATACTAAGGATCAAAAATGGCAATTGAACCAATCACTTACAACAAGAGTGATTTGCGCGGCATTATCCGCGCTTTCAAAGCCATGGATGAGCAAGCTGTTGCAGAAGCCAAAGGCGTTTCAAATGGCTTGGCCACTTATGTGCAATCAAAAGTCACCGCCGCAGCTGGTGGCCGACCAAATAAGGCGGCAATTCGCATTGCACAAGGATCGCGTGTGAGCAAGTCATCAAAAGTAGGAGAGATCAGCTACGGCTTTGTATCTCAAAAATTTAGCGGTGGCGGTACAACTCAACAGCTTTGGGGCGGTTACGAATTTGGATCAAACAAATTCAAGCAATTCCCGGTGTGGTCTGGCAGATACGGCCGAGGATCAACCGGATGGTTTATCTATCCAACATTGCGCGCCGAGCAGCCATACATCATCAATCAATGGGAAAATGCATTTACTAAGATTTTGAAGGAGTGGTGATGGCCGGTCAATCAAGAACACTCAAGCTCTCGATCCTTGCTGATGTTGATGAACTCAAAAAGAGCCTCAATGTAGGCTCAAAGGATGTCGATGGATTTGCCGGCAAAATTGGCGATTTCAGCAAGAAAGCAGCGGTGGCTTTTGCTGCCGTAGCTGCCGCAGCTGGTGCAATGGCTCTCAAAATCGGTGTGGATGCCGTCAAGGCTGCATCGGATTTGTCCGAGACGATTTCAAAGGTTGGCGTTTTATTCGGTGACACAGCTGATGACATTGAAAAATTTGCATCTGGTGCAGCGACCTCTTTAGGCCAGACAAAGCAACAGGCATTGGATGCAGCTTCCACATTTGCGACATTTGGTAAAGCTGCCGGATTAAGCGGCAAGGATTTGAGCAAATTCTCAATCGACTTTGTAAAACTTTCATCCGACCTAGCCTCTTTCAATAACACATCACCAGAGCAAGCTATTAACGCTATTGGATCGGCATTGCGTGGCGAGGCTGAACCATTGCGCCAAT